ATCGTAACATCACCAACTAAACTTGGTGGTAAAGAATTTGGTGATACTTTCACCGAAAAAGAATTACTTGATGTAGGAGCAAATATTGATTTGCTTATTGCAGCAGGTAGCATCAAAAAAGCAACACCAGTAAGACAGGCTCCAGAAGTGTCACAAGCACCGAAAGTGTCTGAATTTAAATCAACAAATTACGAAGGAGATAAATAACAATGGCTCGTTTAGTACTTACAGACGCAGTTGTGGAAATCGGATCAACCTCTCCACTAACTGATATTTCAGAGTATGTAACCAGCGTTACACTCAATACACCAGAAGATGTTGTTGAAACTACTGCTATGTCAGCAGTTGGAGCAAGAACAAGAACTTCAGGCCTTAAGGATCATTCAATAACACTTGAACTAAATAATGATTTTGCTTCAGGTGCCCTTGAATCAGTAATCTCAGCAATTGGAATTGGAAATGAGGCACTTCTAACAGTGAAGCCAACCTCTGCTGCAGTATCAACAACAAATCCAATTTATAAAGCAGATGATTCAGGTTCTGGCGCTACAAAGGCTGGAACAGTTCTAATTTCTGAGTGGACACCACTTAATGGAGCAGTTGGCGAATTGGCTACTGTTTCTGTTACATGGCCTGTTAGCGGACAAATCGTAAAAGCGACTTCCTGATAACATGTCAGCATTAGTCTTAACAGATGTTCAGGTATTACTTGGGCCATGTGCTGCAGGTGGTAACTGTTTAAGCGGTACACCTGCTTATGATGTTAGTGAATGGGTAACAAGCGTTACTCTTTCTACTACTCATGACATTTTTGAGACTACCCAAGTTAACGACACTGCTAAAACAAGAGTTCCAGGACTTGCAGATAATGCGGTATCAGTTGAATTCAATCAAGACTTTGGATCAGGAATACTTGATTTAGAGTATGTAATGAATCAACCTGGCGCAGCAAGTTTAATTGGAACAATTGGCAGAATGTTAATTAGACCCAATAATGCCGCAACCAGTGCAGGCAATCCTCAATATTATTTTGAGGTGGTATTTTCAGAATGGCAACCACTAAGTGGTAGCGTTGGAGATATCTCAACTATACAGGTTACATGGCCAATTAATGGTGTCATAAATAAATCATATTCATAAAACCTTGAAGGGGCTAATATAATGGATGGAATAAAAATCAAAGTCAAAACAACAGATGGACAAGAAGGATTATTTCCTTTAAGACCAAAAACAATTGTTGCTTTTGAAAATAAATTCAATAAGGGATTTGCTAAATTACTAAGCGAAGACCAAAAATTGGAACACATCTACTTTCTTGCATGGGGCGCCATGAGAGACAGTGGTAAGGTAGTAAAGCCTTTTGGTGAAAGTTTCCTTGATACGCTTGAAAGCGTTGAGTTGGTATCTGACCCAAATTCAGAATCCACAGAGACAGCCTAACCTATACGGTAGCAATGATCTCTGTGGAGACTGGCTTATCTCCAATTGATTTGCTTGAAGCGCCTGAAGGCATACTTGAAGCAATCGTTATTTATCTCAAGGAGCGATCCAAGAATGCGAGCAGGAAATGATTAAGAACGAATTGATATTGACTGGTGTCAAAGAGACAATTAGAGATCTTAAGAATTTTGATAAAGATGCTCTAAAAGAGTTTAATAAAGTTCTTAATTCTGAATTGCGTACTCTCAAAAGTGAAGCACAGCAGTCTGTTTCACAGGATCCACCACTTAGTGGATGGAATACGCAACCTGCTCGCAATCCTCGCTCTCGTGGTGGCGCTGGATGGCCTTCTTGGGATCAAAGTATTATTAGGGCTGGAATCTCGTCTTCAAAGGCTGAGGGTAAGGTTAAAGGCGACTATACAACATCTGTAGCATCATTGAAAAATAGATCTGCAGCAGGTGTTATTTATGAAGTGGCTGGTAGAAAAAATAAAACTGGTGGCAAAAGAGGATTCATTAGTAACCTAAGTAGGAAAGATACTCAATTTATGCCATCAAGATTAGTCTGGAATGTAGTAGATAGAAATAGAGGTCAGGCTGCCCAAAAAATCTATGATGCATTTGAAAAGGCTAAATCAAAATTACAAGCAAAATTAAATTCAAGGAGTTAACAAAGTGGCTCAAGGCGCAATAATTGCAAGAATCGTCTCTCAGTATTCTGAAAAAGGTTCCAAGGCTGCTCAAAAAGACATAGCCAAACTTAATAAAAAGTTTGATCTTATGGGAAAAAGAGCACTTTTAGCCGCTAACGCTGCTTCTGCTGCATTTGTTGCCCTATCAATTAAAATTGGAAAAAATGCTGTAAGAGCAGCAGTTGATGATGCTAAATCACAAGCACTGCTTGCTAATACATTACGAAACACTACTGGTGCATCTGCCGAACAAGTAAAAGCAGTAGAAGCACAAATAGCCGCATTATCTGAAAGCACAGGAGTTCTTGATGATGAACTTCGTCCAAGTTTACAGAAATTCCTGACTTTAACTAAAGATATTGAAAAGGCTCAATTTTTACAAGGTATTGCAGTACAACTTGCAGCACATGCACAAGTAGATGTAGCAACTGCCACAGATGTATTAGCAAAGGCATACAGAGGTCAATTTAAAGGACTTCAAAATCTTGGTATTGCATTAGACGAAAATATTGTTAAAAATAAAGATGTTGCTTCTGCACTTCAGGCCACAATGGATGCTACAAAGGGTGCTACAGATGCAGCAAATGATGCAGATCCATTTAAGAAACTAAATAGAGATTTGCAGGAAATGTATGAGACTCTTGGTGCAGCATTATTACCAGTAATTACAGAATTTGTTGGATATCTTAGAACCACATTAATTCCAGAATTAACAAATTGGATTAATTTAAATAAGGACGAATTACAAGCAAGTCTTCGTGGAATTGCTGACTATGCAAAACGAGCATTTGAAGCAGCAATCATGTTTGATAAAGGCTTAAGGGCAATCAATTTAAGTTTGCCACAAGTAATAACCCATTTAGCACAAATACTTGCATTATTTAATTTAATGGCAGCAGCACAAGGTGTTGGCCTGTTAATGAAGGAAGTTGCTGCCCTTAGATATGGCACAATGGTGGCAGGTACAGCAGCAACAGTAACTGCCAGTGCTTATCAGACTACATTAGGAACAGCACTTGCATCTACTGCAGCAAAAGCAACTACTTGGACCGTATTCCTTGCTTCAATGTCTGCTAAATTGGGTAAACTAATTCCTCAAGGTGGAATGTTCGCAAAGGTAATTTCAAAAGTCGCTTTTGCATTTAGATTATTTTGGAAACTTACTCCAATATCAAAACTATTCTTACTTTATGCTGGATTCGTCGCAGTTAGTAAGGCAATTGGTTTTGTAAAGGATAAATTATTCGGTACTGACGAAGTAGTAAGAACTAAGGTTGTAGTACCTATGCAAAATGCTCAACAGGCTACAATTGATTATTTCAATGCATGGACAGAAAGAACTGTACAGCAAAAGAAAGATGCAGAAATACTTGCTCAAATTGCTAAAGATAAGGCTGCTGCAGACAAGAGAGCAGCACAAGAAGCCAGAGTAGCAGCAATAAAGGCTCAAATAGCAAAGAAGTTTGGTGTCAAATTACTTGACGAAGAAACAAGGGCTGAGGTAGATGCTAAGGCAATTCTTTATAACCTTGAGCGAGGCAAACAAAACGCTCAAGCAGAAATAATTAAGCAACAGTTAATTCTTAAGGAAATTAATAAGGCTGCTCTTGAAGAAGAAATTAAACTAAGAACTCGTCTACAAGATATTCTTAAAGCCTATAGCGATGATCAAAAGGTTGATATCGTTGAAGTAGGTATTTTAGCCAAGATGTGGGGCACCACAAGTGAGGCTGCAGCATTATATGTAGATCAAATATTAGCAGTTGCTGATCAAAAAATTAGTGATGATGAGGTTAATAACCTATCAATCATGTGGGGCATATCTAAAGATCAAGCATCTAAATATTTAGACTTTGTTAAGGCTGTAAGTGATGGCAAAATATCTGATGCAGAAATAAATAACCTTGCTTCTAAATGGAATATGACCAAATTAGAAGTAATGAAATATGCTGACTTTATTATTGCAGTACAAGATAGAGATTTAAATGATGAAGAAGTACAAAGATTAAAAGACAAATGGGGCCTAACTAATGAACAAGTTGCTGATTATATATTAGCAATTGGTGCTCCAGTCAAATATACTGGAACAATTCTTGATCCTGATTCTATTAAGAAATTAGAACAGGCATGGTTGGCAGCATTAGCAGCATTAATTAAATATAAGAATGCTTTAGGTAATGGTGGCTTCAATAATCTATTACCAGATAATACTGATCCAAATGCTCCTGGAAATGATCCTAAAATCATTGCAGATGCTAACGCAGCCGCCGCAGCAGCAGCCGCAGCAGCAGCAGACGCAGCAGCAGCACTTGCAGAATCAGAAGCAGCATTGGCAGCAGCAGCCGCAGCATCAAGTGCTTCAGCAGCAAAAGATTATGCACTGGCTAAGTTAATTGGAGATAGAGACTCCATGGCTGCAGCAGCAGCAAGGGTTAATCCAAGTACTATAGCACAAGCAGAAAGCGGTGCAATTGGAGCAGCATCAATAGCAGCACAATTAGCAGCAGCAGAAAGACAACTTGCTTTTGATAGAAATATGGCAACCTACGCTGCATTCCAACAAAAAGAAAGAGCAGATGCAGCAGCAGCAGCAGTAGCATCAGCAACAACTTCATCTGTATATGATTGGGATGAAAGACTTAGAATCAGTAATATGTCTGCTCAGTCAAGCACCTTAACAAATGCTAAGGGCATAACTGGTGGAAATCTAATGGCTGCTCCAGTAGTAAATGTAACTGTTCAAGGATCTGTAACATCAGAGCAAGATTTAGTAACTGCTGTAAGAAATGGTCTATTGGCAACTCAGTATAATGGTAATCAAATAAGTCTACAGGCGGTATAAAATGACACTACCAACATTAAGAGTAGAAATTGACTTCTCATCAGGTCCATCATTTTCATATCCTCTTATTCTTGATGATTCATCTTATGGACTTTTAGATGTAAACACTTTAGGTGATGCTCCTGCAGACATAGTAGATGTTACGGATCAGGTCCTAAAAGTATCTACTCGTAGAGGTCGTAACCGTATTCTTGCTAACTTTGAGGCTGGAACTGCGACGGTAGTGTTAAATGATCCTAATTCTGACTTTAACCCATTTAATCCAGCATCTCCATATTACACTAAGTTAATTCCTTTGCGTAAAATAAGAATATACGCTAATACACCATTAGATGGCGACATTGTGGAAGTAAATATATTTTCAGGATATATAACATCATACGATACAGGTTTTTATCAAGGTGTAGATAGTACTTCTACAGTTACCTTGCAATGTGTAGATGGATTTAGACTTTTGTATAATGTTGCTACAGGTACCTCGCCAATTCCAGGTACTTCTGCAGGTCAATTATCTGGAGCCAGAGTAAATTCTATATTAGATTATGCTGGATGGCCAAGTTCTATGAGACAAATAGATACTGGTAATTCTACAATGATGGCTGATCCAGGTGGAAATAGAAATCTATTACAGGCCATTCAGACAATTGAACAATCTGAGTTTGGTGCTTTCTTTATGGGAAGAAATGGAAAAGCAAGATTCTTAGATCGTACAGATGTATCTGAATTAGCAGATGTAACTCCAAGATTTTATTCAGATAACAATACTCCTGGATCCCTTCCATATGTAAATCTTGATCTTGCATATGATGATCAACTTATTCTAAATGATGTGACTGTAACAAGATATAACGATGGAACAATACCTGCTCCTGTTCCTCAAGAAGTTTTTGATCAATTTAGCATTGATACTTATTTTATCAAATCTGGACAAAGAAGTGATATACTTGTACAGACAGATCAAGAGGCTAATGACCAGGCAAGAACTCTACTTGCTTCTCGTAAAAACGCAGAACTAAGAATTGACTCCATGACATTAACTATTACTGGAGACAATGACGAAGATCGTGTGTTTATTAATTTAACATCAGATATTTATTCTCTTGTTTATATAATTAAGACAATGGCTGGAGGATCAACCGTTGCTCGTGAGTTATTTATTCAAGGAGTTCAACATGATATTACACCTAATTCATGGGCAATAAAAGTACTAACAGCAGAACCAATAATTCAAGCATTCATTTTAGATTCAGGAACTCAGGGGCTTCTGGATGTAAATGTATTAACATACTAAAGGAGAAAAAATATGCCTACAGGCAGTCCAAACGCTGGTTATCTTACCTTTAACACAGGTGATGTACTAACCGCAGCACAGGTACAATACAACCTGCAGAACCAGAGTATCATGTATTTTGCTTCTGCTGCAGCGAGAGATGCTGCCCTAACAGCAGGCATTGTCCAAGAGGGTATGTTTGCTTACCTTGCTGATACCAACACAACAGTTTTTTATGATGGCAGTACCTGGCAATCATTTGGAACTGGAGATGTTACAGGCCTTACAGCAGGCACAGGTATTACAATTACCAATGCTTCTGGTCCTGTTCCAACCATTGCTATTTCAGACAATCCTCTTCTAACTTCTCCAAAAGAAGCCATAGATCTTGTAGGAGCAGCATCTACAGGAACTATAGATGTTGATGTTGTAACCTCATCTGTAAAAGTTACTACAGCAAATGCTACAGGAAACTGGACATTAAATGTTAGAGGAAATAGCACAACTACTCTTGATTCATTAATGTCATCTGGTCAACAAATAACCGTAGTTTATGTATCTCCAAATGGTGCTGCAGCCTACTATCCAACAGGATTTACTATTGATTCAGTAGCAGTAACTCCTAAATGGTTAGGTGGAACAGCACCTTCTTCTGGTAACATAAATGCTACAGATGCTTATGTTTATACAATTATCAAAACAGGAGCAGCCACATTTACTGTTCTTGCTTCACAAAACAAGTTTGCTTAATATCTAAATAAAGGGAGTAATTGTGAGTCCATTACAGCGTTATCTAAGTGGTATAGGTCTACATTTAGTATCACCTACACCTACACCTACGCCTACACCCACACCTACTCCCACACCTACTCCAACTCCAACGCCTACTCCTACTCCAACACCAACACCTACTCCTACTCCTACTCCAACACCAACACCAACACCTACTCCTACTCCAACACCAACACCTACACCAACACCTACTCCTACTCCTACACCTACTCCTACTCCAACACCTACTCCAACTCCGACTCCGACACCAACTCCTACACCTACGCCAACACCTACTCCGACACCTACACCTACTCCAACACCTCCATGCGGATCATGTGTTCCATATAACTACATAGTTCCAACATGTAATGGTGAAGATAGTTATGAAGGTCTATTCAGTAAGACTCGTCAAGAGTGTCCTCCAGGATCTGGAAACTGGGTTGATTGTACTGCTCCAGTATTTAATGGATTTGGAAACTGTCTTGCATCCAATGTTCCAAGTTGCGGTGGTTCTGGTCCTGCATGTACTCCATGTTACACCTGCAGTACACCTACGCCAACACCTACTCCGACACCTACACCTACTCCGACACCAACTCCTACTCCTACTCCTACTCCTACACCTACACCTACACCTACACCTACGCCTACGCCAACGCCAACGCCAACGCCAACGCCAACGCCTACGCCTACGCCTACGCCAACGCCTACGCCAACGCCTACGCCAACACCTACACCAACGCCAACTGCAGGAATATGCTCATACTTCCTATGCTATGAAACTGGAGATTGCTACCCATGCTTTGCATGTATAGATCCAGATCCTGGTTCAGGAATTCCATGTTAATTTACTACATGAAAGGATTTATGGTACAATACAACTATGTTAACTGATTTAGATATTTGGTGGCAACATGAATGGCATCCTTTTGAATATTTAGATGCTGATAGAAATCAATACTCTGTTTATGCAATTGTAATAGGCGAAGATATTGTTGATGTTTGTGCTTATAAAAAATCATTTATTGATTTATATAATAACAATACATTTGTTGAAACAGATTTTTCAGATGGTAAATATACAATTGATGTAATAGATAGTGATAATAATATTATAGAGCAATTAGAGGTTTCTGAAAGAATTGGTGCAATGTTTTTAAGTAATCCAATTACAGTATTGGTTACTAAAGAAACATATTATGCTAATGTTGGCATGAAATATATTGATGAAAAAATTGTAAGATAAATACTAATAATCGGGAGACTCATGACAGAAAAATCTGCTTGGCAAAAATATAAAGAAAATCTTGGCGATACAAGACCATGGGATTTAGTTAATCCTACAAATTATGTAAAAGATAAAAGTATATCTGATAAAAGACTTGAGATATGCAAGGCATGTCCAGAGTTAATTAAATTAACAACACAGTGCAAAAAATGCGGCTGTTTTATGGCTGCTAAAACTAAATTAGAACATGCAACATGTCCAATCGGGAAGTGGTAAAATGAATAAAAAAGAAATAGCACCAGGAATAGTAGTCTATAGCGATGTAATTCCTGATAGTGAAAATCTACATAAAGATATTGAAGAAGGAATGAAGTCTGCTGGTCTTGCATGGTTAGGTGCCAGGGTAAAAGAAGGAAATAGCCAAACTGATGAACTAAATACCATGTCCAGAGATACACAGACAATTGGTATTCCTTATAGAGGTGGAATAGTAGATTTAGATGCTCAAGAATTTACTAAAGCATTTTTTATCATGACCAATAATCTATTCTTTGAACATTTTGATCCTATTGAAAAAGATTATATGGCTGACTATGGTATTTTTACTACATGGCATGATGTTTATGGAATTTTGAAATATGGCAAGGGACAGAAATTTACCAATCATATAGATGATCACCCTGACTATCATAGACGAATATCCACAGTTTATTATTTAAATGATGACTATACTGGTGGAGAAATCAATTTCCCACGATTTGATATTACATTTAAGCCAAAAGCAAATCAGATGATTGTATTTCCATCTACCTATGTTTATAATCACTCAGTTTCTCCAGTTATTGAAGGAGAAAGATACGCAGTAGTTAGTTGGATGCGATGAAAGATCCATTATTAGTTACAGATGTTTTAACTACAGAAGATTACACTAAATTAGCAATTGCAGTCTCAGATCCTAAAAGATTTGAATATCAACAGGGATTCTCAAGATATGTTGTTGCAGACAACAGACTACCACTATTAGCAGAATTAGCAGAGAAATTAGTCCCAGTAGCAAGAGAAGCATTTAATAGCGAAACATTGCTTCCTACATATACCTTGTTTGCTCATTATGAAGGACAAGATCCTGC